CGGCGGGCGCCCGATGGTTGCGTGGTGCGTCGGCAACGCGCGCGTCGAGCCCCGCGGGAACGCGATCCTCATCACGAAACAGGCGTCCGGCACGGCGAAGATCGATCCGATTATGGCGCTCTTCAACGCCGTGTCGCTGATGTCACTGAATCCGGCCGCAGTCGGTAAATCATTCTGGGATAAGGCGGCGTAGATGCTCAACTTCCTCAAGCTATCGCGCGTCTGGCTGTCGGACCTGATCGACGCCCGCGACATCGTCTGCGCTGCAGGTCTGGGATTCATCGGTTACGGAATCGGGCAGGTTTCGCCGCCTGCCGCATGGTCGATCGTAGGACTCGCGCTGTTCTGGCTGTCGGTGAGGCGCTAGGTGGGGCTGCTGGCGCGGCTGGAGGCCCGGGGCGCCGAGGCCAAGATGACGACCTCGCACGAGCTGTGGAAGGAAATCTACGGCGGCTACGAGAGCGCGACCGGAAAAAGCGTCAACTGGAAAACGGCACTGCAGGTTTCGACCGTGCTTGCCTGCGCGCGGAGGATCGCGGAGGGGATCGCGCTTCCGCCCTTCAAGCTCCTGCGCGAGAGTGCCGACGGAAGGACGAAGCTTCCGGCGAAGGACTTGCGGCTTTATAGCGTCCTCACGCGTCGCGCCAACCTGTACCAAACGGCGTTCAATTATTTCGAGACGCTCGGCCTGCATCTCGCGCTGTACGGGCAGCACTTCAGTTTTATCAACCAGGTGCGCGGCGAGATTGTCGAGCTGCTGCCGTTTGAGCCGCAGCACGTCGAAGTAAAGCGCGCGACGGATGGGACGCTCACCTACCGCGTGACGACGGAAGACGGGGCGCCGATGGAGTTTACAGCTGAATCCATCTGGCACGTAAAAGGGCCGAGCTGGAACAGCTACCTCGGGCTGGAGGTGGTCAAGCTCGCGCGAGACGCAATCGGGCTTGCGATGGCGACCGAGGAAAGCCACGCGAAGATGCACAAGCATGGCGCAAGGGTCGGCGGACTGATTTCAATCGACGGCACGCTCGGCTCGGAGCAGCAGGAGCGTCTGCATAAATACGTCGAGCAGAACTTCGGGGGCTCGGCCAACGCGCACCGCACCATGATTCTGGACCGCGCGGCGAAGTTTACCGCGGCGTCGCAAACAGGCGTTGATTCTCAGCATCTTGAGACGCGACGCTACCAGGTCGAGGAGGTCTCCCGCGCCATGGGTGTCATTCCCATCGTAGTCGGTTATTCCGACAAGGCGGCGACGTACGCGAGCGCGGGAGAAATGTTCCGCGCGCACGAGCGCCTGACGCTGGCGCCACTGTGGAAAAAGATCGAGCAGGACATCGACGCCTACCTTCTCTCCCAGAAAGAGCGCGACAGCGGGGTGTTCGCCGCCTTCGCCGACGAGGGCATGAAGCGCGGCTCTCCGATAGAGAAAAAGGATTTGATCATCGCCTACGTCAACGGCGGAGTCATGACGCCGAACGAAGGGAGAGCGCTGCTGGACCTCAATCCGGACGGCGACCCGGCGAGCGACAAGCTGCGCATCCCGGCCAACATCACAGGCAGCGTGCCGGATGCCGATCCCGCGCGCCCGCAAAAGGAGTAACAGCATGGAACATATGGCGTGCGGACTGAAGGAAATAAAGTTCGATTCCGGAGGCGCTGAGTCGATGACTTTTTCCGGCTACGGCGCGGTGTTCGGGAATGTAGATCACAACGGCGATGTGATTGTCAACGGCGCTTTCTCCGATGCGCTCGCTGTAGCGCGTCGTACCGGCAACTGGCCGGCGTTGCTGTCTCAGCACGGCGGATGGGGAATGACCGCGGGCGATCTCGTTCCTGTCGGCATCATCACAGACCTCGCAGAGGATGGGCGCGGGCTGAAGATGGAGGCCAAGCTCGCAGACACACCGCGCGGGCTGGAGTATTACAGATTAATGAAGATGAAGCCGCGCCCGGCGATCAACGGACTCTCCATCGGCTATATAGCGAAAGAGTGGACGCCGCGCTCGAAGCCGGACGAGCCGCGCCGCACGCTCAAGAAAGTGGACCTGATCGAGATCAGCCTTGTGACCTTTCCTGCGAATCCAAAGGCTCTGGTGCGGCAGGTGAAGGCGATCGACAAGGACCTCGAGACTGCCATCGACTGGCTCGGCAAAGCAATTGACCTCCACGAGGGGCACATGGATGGGAGCGTGCCGACGTCCGAAGAGAGCCAGCAGGAAATGATGGACATGATGAAAAACGCCTACGCCGCTCTCACTTCGAGGAAGAAGAGCGGCGGGATGAAGTCATGTACCGAACGTGAATTTGAGCGCTATCTCATGCAGGACGCTGGGATGACGCGCTCCGAGGCCCGGATCATCATCAGCCGAGGCTTCAAAGCGCTCACCGCCACGCAGGACGCTGGCTCGGTGGACGACGAAACGGCCGAGGCGTTATTGCGCCTTGAGTGCATCATTAAACCCAAATAAAGGAGCCAGCAATGGACCTCTATGAAATGAAATCCATCTTAGACGGCATCGGTCGCGCCTTCGAGGAACACAAGAAAACCAACGACGAATTAATCAAGGCGAAGGCCGACGGCAAGGCCGTTTCCGACCTTGAAGCCAAACTCGACAAGATCGGCAAAGAACTCGACATGCTTGGTGAGCTGAAATCGCACATAGAGGAAGTCGAGAAGAAGATCAACCGCCCGAATTTCGGCGGAGGGGATGACGAGAAAGACTTCGCCGTCGAGGTGAAGTCGTTCAACGACATGCGAAAGAGCCGCGCAGCGTTGGGCGGGCAATCCGCGCCGCAGGACATCGACGCCGACACCTACCGCGCCTACAAGAACGCATTCTGGAAGGTCGTGCGCCGGGGCAATCTCGATCTCCTCGAAGCGGACGAGCGCAAGGCGATGCTCGTCGGTTCCGACCCGGACGGTGGCTATCTGCTTCCGACGCCGACGGCCGGCCGTGTCGTCAAGAAAGTCTTCGAACTCTCTCCGATCCGCCAGATCGCCAACGTCATGTCGATCTCGACAGACGCGCTCGAAGGCATCAACGACCTCGAAGAGGCATCCGATGGCTGGGTTGCGGAGACCGGAACGCGCAGCGATACGACGACGCCGCAAGTCGGCAAATACCGCATCGAGGCGCACGAGCAGTATGCGCAGCCCAAGGCGACGCAGAAGCTTCTGGACGACGCCGCAATCGACGTAGAGGCGTGGCTCGCAATGAAGGTCGCGGACCGCTTCGCGCGGCGAGAGGGCGTGGCGTTCTGTACCGGCAGCGGTGTGGGCCAGCCGCGCGGCATTACGTCCTACACCACGGCTGCGACGGCGGATGCGACACGCGCCTGGGGCACGCTTGAGCACATCGTGAGTGGCGCGAATGGAGACTTTGCGGCGACCAGCCCGGCGGACGTGCTGTTCGATCTCATGCAGACGTTCAAGACCGCCTACCTGCAGAACGCGCGCTGGGTCACGTTGCGCTCGGTGATCGCCAAGATCCGCAAGTTCAAGGAAGCGACCACCAACGCCTACATGTGGCAGCCAGGCCTGCAGGCCGGTCAGCCGGATCGCCTGCTCGGGTATCCGATCGTTATCGCGCAGGACATGCCGGCGCTGGCGACCGGCTCGCTGTCGCTTGCGTTCGGCGACTTCATGGAGGGCTATCAGATCGTGGATCGCATCGGCATTCGCACGCTGCGCGACCCGTTCACCGACAAGCCCTACGTGAAGTTCTACAGCACGCGGCGCGTCGGTGGCGGTGTGGTGAACTTCGAATCGATCAAGTTCATCAAGTTCTCGGCGTAAATCGGACCCTGACCTATAGATGGGAAGCCCGCTTCGGCGGGCTTTTTCAAAAGGAGCATCAGACATGAATCGCGACATGAAGAGCAACATCGACGTGATGGAATCGCTGGCGCCGGCCAGCCGCACGGCGGCTGTCAACGGAACCGGTGTGGACCTGCGCGGCTATGACAGCGCGATGGTCGTCATTCAAGCGGGCGCGGCGGGCGGCACCTCGCCATCGTTCACCTTCGAGGTGCAGGAGTCGGACGATGACAGCACCTATGCGGCGGTGGCGAATGCCGATCTCGACGGCACCGAGCCGGTAGTGACGGCCGCTGCCGCTGCCGCGCGCATCGGCTACAAAGGCGCGAAGCGTTATATCCGCGCGGCGATCACGGTGGTATCCGGCACCTCGCCCACGCTATTGTGCTCAGCGGCTATCGTGCGCGGACATCCCTCGCTCGCCAAGCTGGCGTAAAGAAGATGGCATAAAGGAGGGGCCGGTGTAACAGCCGGCCCCCTTTTTATCGCGGGGTCACAAAAGGACAACGACATGCTCAACCCATCCGCTCAGGGCGCGCTTGATGCGCAGGCGCAGTTGATCGCCGAGGCCGGCGTCGGCGGCAAGGTGAAGATGAAAAGCCGCTGGGTGTTCGAGTGCTACGGCACCGACGGTGAAAAAAAGTGGGAGGACGGCTTCGACAACATCGTCGTCAACGTCGGCCTGGATGATCTGCTCGACAAGTATTTTAAGGGCTCGGCCTACACCGCCGCGCACTATGTCGGGCTGGTCGGCGCCGGCACCGGCACGGTCGCGATCACGAGCGGCGCGAATTCCGTCACCGGCACGAGCACGAGCTTTACCGCGGCGGACGTGGGTTCCGACATCATCATCGTCGGCGCGGGCGCGGCCGGCGCGGACCTCAAGACGACGGTCGCGACGTTTACGTCTGCGACCGCGATCACGACGACGGCGAACGCCGGCACCACCGTCTCGGGCGCGGGCTACGCGGTGGAGCCGCGGCCGGCGGATACGATGGCCGCGAAGTCGTTCAACGAGAACACCACTTACTCGAACGCGAACCGCCCGACGCTCACACTCGGCACTGTGGCGAGCCAAAGCGTGGACAATTCGGCGGCCAAGGCCGCGTTCAACGTCAACGGTTCGACGCGCGTCTACGGTGGCTTCGTCGCGACCAACAACACCAAGGGCGGCACCACCGGCACGCTCTACGGCGGCGGGCTGTTCACCACGAGCCGCACGGTGGAGAACGGCGACACGCTGAATGTCACGGTGACGCTGACCGCAGCCTCGGCGTAATGCGTGAAGTGGTGTGCTTATTATCTCGACGGTTCGCGGCGCACCGATCTCGACGGCTCGGTGTTTGATGCGCCGGGCGGATACGTTCTTGTCGTCGCACAGGAGAATCGCGCTCACGGTCGCGTGATTCTCGCCTCGCCGTGGAAAGGCTACTTCTGCTGGACTGGTGAGGAGTGGTGGGAGTGCGATGCGATGGGATACGCGCTCTACATGCTGCAGCCCGGCGAGCGCAAGGTGCTGTTCGGGACGAACGCGCCGGACGAGATCTATAACGCGGCCGTTGCGCGCGCCGTCGCGGACGATTACCTGCCGCGCAAGACGGCGATCAGGGCCACAGAGCGATGCTGACCTTTGCCCTGTCGCAGACGCAGTTCCGATTCTACGAAGACGGGACCGAAGCCGGCTCGGTCGCGATCGCCGCGCAGAACACCAACATCACGCGCGTTGTAAACAGCGACTCTAACCTGCTGCTGCGCGTGATGCTGGACGAGTCGGGCGGTGTTGCGGGCGCGACCACTGACGACTATCAGCTGCAGGTCAGCAAGAACGGCGGGGCCTATGCAAATGTCGCGACCGCGAGCAGCAACGTCAAGGGGGTCGCAAGCGCTAACCTGACGGACGGTGGCGCGACGACGAGCCGCCTGACCGGCGGCGTCGGCAGTTTCGTCGCCGGTGAAGTGTCCGAGGATGGATTGGTGGACGACCGGCAGATCACCGCCAGCAACTATACCGATCTGCTGTATGCGCTGACGCTGGTCGCCGCGGATCTGGCGAATGCCGACACGCTCGACTTCCGGGTGCTCATGAACGGCGGCACGATCACCTACAGCGTCACGCCGCGCATCACGGTCCAGAAGGCCGCGACCTATGAGGTCTCGTTTAGCGCCGGCGCGAGTTCCGGCCTGACGGCCGACGGTGCTGCGGTCACGGATCGCTCGTTCAGCGCGGGCACACGAGTCGAGGCGTCGATGTCGGGCGGGCTCGCGTTCGACGTCTCGGCAGCGCTGGCGGCAAGCGCCGGGCTCTCGTCCACGGCGAGCGTCACCCGCGAAGGGGCGATCACGCTGGCGGTGCAGTCGGCTGCGGAGATTGCCGGGCAGGTGGATTTCGCGGGTGCGGTGAGTCTGGGGGCGAGTGCTGGCACGACGGCGACGGCGCAGCTCGAAGCGGCGGCGGCGGTCGCACTCGGCGCGCGCGGCGAATCGGGCCTTGCGGGCAGTATCACCTTCGACCGCGCGATTGCGCTGGCGGTCGAGCCCGAGGTCCTGACAGCGGGCGGCCTCACGTTCGATGCGGCGCTGGCGCTCGCGCTCTCGGGGACTGCGGGGCTTGCCGCCGCAGTGACGGTGCCGGTGAGCGTCACGCTGGCGGTATCGGGCGGGGCGGCGCACACGGCGAATGTGGTTATCGGGCAGAGCGTGGTATGTGCCGCGGCGCTCACCCATGCGGTGACGGCGGCGGTGTCGATCGAGAGCGCGGTGGCGCTCGCGATGCGGGGCGCGGCGCAGGCGGCGCCGCAACTGGAGGCCGCCGGCAGCCTCGCGCTCGGAACGCTGTCCGGGATGACGCAGACCGCAGCCGGGACGCTGGAGGTCGCGCTCTCGATCCCGGCGCTCGCCGACGTGCTGTCATTGGGCGGCATCGCGCATTCGGCCTCGCTCACGCTGGACGCGCGGCTCGCGCTGACGCTGGCCGATGCACTGGCCGCTGCTGCGGCGCCGGGCAGCCTGACGGTATCGGATGCGGCGCGCGGCAGCGTCAATCAGAGCGATGCGGGGCGCGGCACAATCGCGCTTGCCGAAAGCAGTCGCGGCTCGGCAACGCAATCGGATTCCGGGCTCGGCACGCTGACGATTACCGTCACCTCGCGCGGGTCGATTACGTAGGCCAGACATTCAACGGTTGAAGGCCGCTCTCGATGGGCGGCTTTTTTATTGGGGATTCCGTGGCGATCAATGTCCACCAGAAGGGCGATCTCGTGCGGGTCGCGGCTACATTCAAGAACGCCGCTGGCACCGATACCGACCCGACGACCGTCTCGTTCCGCTACACCGCGCCCTCGGGCACGGTGACAACGCTCGTCTACGGCACCGACGCGGCCCTGGTGAAGGCGTCAGTCGGCAATTACTACGTCGATCTCGACGCCAACGAAGCCGGGATCTGGTTCCACGTCTTCATCGGCACCGGCGCGGTGCAGCAGGCGCAGGACGGCGAATTCACCGTGAGCCCGAACTGATGGCCTACGACCTCATCACTGCGCCCGCCGTCGAGCCGGTGACACTCGCGGAAGCGCGTGCACATCTGCGCGTTACCGCGACCGACGAGGACTGGCTGATCCAGGCCTACGTCATCGCGTCGCGCCGCAGGGCAGAGCACATCACGAATCGGCGGTTTATCACGCAGACCTGGGACTGGCATCTCGACGCCTTCCCGGGCTGGGCGCTCGAGCTGCCGTTCGGCAAGCTGCAGTCCATCACCTCGGTGAAATACATAGACACCGCGGGCGTGCAGCAGACCATGGACGCCGCCGACTATCTCGTAGACGCGAAGTCCGATCCCGGCAGAATCACGCCGGCCTACGGCAAGGTGTGGCCGACCACGCGCGCGCAGATGAACGCGGTGACGATCCGCTTCGTGTGCGGCTATGGCCTGGCGGACCAAGTGCCGTGGGAGATACGGGCGGCGATGCTGCTCATGATCGGGCACCTCTATGAGCATCGCGAGGATGTCGCCGATTTTCAGACCTTCCCGCTGCCCACCGGCGCGGATGCTCTGCTCTCGCCCTATCGCATCTGGAGGTTATGATGCAGGCGGGGAGGCTGCGGCACCGCGTCACCCTGCAAAAAAAAAGCGTGACGCGCGATGCCATGGGCGGAGAGAGCGTCACCTGGGTCGACCAGGCGACCGACATTCCGGCGGCCATCGAGCCGCTTTCGGCGCGTGATCGCTTCCTCGCGCAGCAGGCGCAGCCCGAATTGACCGTGCGCATTCGCCTGCGCTACCGATCTGACGTTGCTGCAGACTGGAGAGTGAAGTACGGCGCGCGCATCTTCTCGATCATAGGCCCGCCGATCAACGTCGGCGAACGCAACCGCGAACTACATCTCCTATGCAGCGAAGGGGTGACGGTAGATGGCTGACGGTGTGACGGTCAGGATTGAGGGGTTGCGCGAACTGAGACTCGCGGTGAATGACCTGCGCGATGACTTGAAGCGCGGAGTGATCCGCGGGGCACTGCGCGAGGCAGCGCGCCCGATCGTCAGAAGCGCGCAGGCGAATGCGCCGGTGCTGAAAAAGCCCTCGCGCTACCGCACGCCGGGGCTGCTCAAGCGCTCGATCAAGGTCTACAACTCGAAGCGCGAGAACGGCAGGAACGGCACGCTCGGCGTCTTCATCGCCGTGCGCGGCAACAAGAAGACGCTGCGGGCGACAGGAGGCAAGGGCGCGAAGAACCCGAACGACCCGTTCTACTGGGTGTTCCAGGAATTCGGCTTTACCGCAGTGGGCCGCCGTCGGATCGGCGGCGGGCGGTTGTCGCGCCCAGGACGGTTGAAAGCGCGGCTGCGCGCAGGGACGGCGCGCAAGATTCCAGGCAAGCGCTTCATGACGAACGCGTTTAATTCGAGCTCGCGCGAAGCGCTGGCGATCTTCCAGGGGCGGATGAAGCGCCGTATCGAGCAGGCGAACCGGAGGGTCTGAGTGTGAGCGCGGAAACGGTCGTCTACAGCACGTTAACGGGCGCCGCCGCGGTCACCGCGATCATCGGTGCACCGCCCAACGCCAAAATCTGGCCGGACGAGGCGGAAGACGAAAATGCAAAGCCGCCGCTGATCGTCTTCGAGCGCACCAGCTCCGAGCCCGAGTACACGTTGAACAACACGCTCGCCGCCACGCGCGTGCTGATGCACGTCACCTGTTGGCATGTGACGCGGCTCGGCGCGGAAACGCTGGGGGACGCGGTGCAGGCGGCGCTGCTCAACGCGGGCTATCCGCATACCGCGCGCGAGAGCGCGTTCGATGATGAAACCGACGCCTATGCGGCGGTCCTCGCTGTTGAAATCTGGGAGTAGGTTATTCTGAAAGGAGAGAACCATGGCATTGATCGGCAGAAACACGCGACTGGAAGTTGAGCAGACGCTCGATACGGCGAAGGCCGTTACCGCGATCACCAAGGCGAACCCCGGCGTGGCGACCTCCGCCTCGCACGGCTACGCGAACGGCGATGTCATCGTGCTGACCGATGTCGTTGGCATGACCGAGGTCGACGGGCAGATCGTGCGCGCAGCGAACGTGACCGTGAACACCTTCGATCTGGAGGGCATCGATACCACCAACTTCGGCACCTTCACCAGTGGCAACGCGAAGAAGATCAGCGCCTGGACCACGCTCGGCAAGGCGCGCACGCTGAACGCCGGGTCGGTCGCCCCCAACAAGCTCGACACCACAGTGTTGCTCGATTCGGAAAAGCAATTCGAACTCGGGCAGTCCGATGTGCCGGAGGTGCAGGTGAATTCGCTCTCGGAGCCCACCGCGGCCGGCATGGTCAAGATCGATACGGCCGCACGTAATGCAACGGCGCTGGGCTTCCGCGTCACCATGTCGGATAACTCCAAGCGCATCTTCCGCGGCTTTGTGTCTCTGCCTTCGGAAGATATCCCGCTCTCTGATCTCGTGACACAGGGTTTTTCGATCGTGCAGATCAAGCGCCGGCTCGCCTACGCGACCTAACAAAGGGATCACATGTCGGAAGCAAGCATTTTGCTCAAGCGCACGCACGCCGCGCGCGAAGGCTGGCTCGAACTGGACAGCACCAAAAAACTGAAGTTGCGCCGCCCGACCGAGGTGGAACTCGTGCGGCTACGCCGTGGCGCCGCCGATGGGATCGAGTTGGGGCTGGAAGTGATTGAATCCAGCGCGGTGGACTGGGAGGGTTTCAGGGAAGCCGATTTTGTCCCGAGCGGGAGCGATGACGCGGTGGCGTTTGATCGGGCGCTCTATCGGGAATGGGTCGGCGACCGCCCCCATCTTTGGCAGGCGATCTCCGACAGGCTCTTCGGGATGATCGAGGCGCACGCCAAGACGCTGGAAGCCGACGCAAAAAACTGATCGCCTTCCTCGATGCTTGCGACGGCGAGCGCATCGCGGGGGCGAACCCGCAGGAACTCTCCTGCGAGAACGAGCTTGCCGTCGGCGCCTGGCAATTGATGGGCGGGCTTGACTGGGCCGCCTTCCCCACGATGTGCGTGCTGCTCGATGTGGCAGACCCCCTGGGGCTCGCCCGACGGCTTGCTGTCTTGCGCGACCACCTTCGTCATCGCGACCACAACACGGATGCCTAAATGGCCTTTGCCGCACTAACCATCGATCTTGTCTCGCGCTTCGCGCGGTTCGATGCGGACATGGGAAAACTCGCCCAGACCGCCGAACGCCGCGCGCAGCAGATAGACCGTGCGTTCTCCGGCGTGTCGCGCACGATCGCCACCTTGGGCGCGGTCGGTGCAGGGGGTGGCTTCGTCGCTTTCGCGAAAGAGATCGTGAGCGGCATCGCGGCACTCGACGATCTGTCCGAGAAAACCGGCGCGAGTGTCGAGGAGCTCTCCAAGATCGAGCAGGTGGTGCGGATCGGCGGTCAATCGATGGAGGTGGCCGAGACCGCGATGATCCGCCTCACCAAGGCGCTGGCCGGGGGAGATGAAGAGGCAAAGGGCGCGGGCAAGGCGCTGGCTGCACTCAATCTCTCGGCGGAGGAGTTGCGCAAGCAGGACACCGCCATCGCGCTCAAGCGCGTCGCGGAGGCGCTCAACCAGTACGAGGACGGTGCGGGCAAGACCGCGCTGGTGCTTGATTTGCTGGGTAAGAGTGGCGCGCAGGCACTGCCTTTCTTGAAGGACCTCGCCACCGAGCAGGGGATTGCTGTACGCGTCACTGCGGAACAGGCCGCTCAGGCCGAGGCATTGCAGAAATCGCTGGCGCGTCTCGGCAACGAAATCCGCGGGGTGGCGCAAGGCTACGGCACACAGCTCATTCCGGCGCTCGCCGACTGGATCGCGGCGAACCGCGAGGCGCTGCGCATCGGCGGCAGCGTCACCGAGATGCTGCGCTTGTTCGTGTTCAATCTGGACGCGATGACGACCGAACGGCCGGGCGAGCAGATCCGGCGCCTCAACAAGGAAATCGAACAACTGGGCGAGCGCCTGGAGCGCGTGGGAAACCGCCGGCTTTTCGCCGAGTCCTTGAGCGGCGATATCGCCGACAAGCGCAAGCAGGTCGAGTTTTTGAAATTTCTGCAGCGTCAAGAAGCGGAAGCGCTGGGGCGGGTGGCGGGCGGGGACACACCGGGCGAGCGCCAGCGCTTCCGCCTCGAAGGCGCCAAGAAGCCGGTCCTCGATTACACGAGCGCGGTCACCAATCTGGGCAACGCCGCGCGCGCCGCGGCCGATCCCTTCGATCAGCTCCGGCGTCAGTTGGAGGAGCAGGCGGCGCGCGCGGGCGAATTGGGGGTGGTCGAGCAGACCATCGCGCTCTTCGAGACCGAGCGCTATCGGGCGCTCACCATCGCCCAGCGCGATGAGTTGATCCGGCTCGCCGCCCGAATCGATTTACAGCGCGAGAACGACCGGGTGGCGCGCGAAGCGGCCGCCGCGACCGAGAATTTCAACCGCAAGCTACTGGAGACCGGGCGCCAGGAGGCGCAGCAACTCGATGAGTTGGCGCAGCGCTACATTGATCTTGTCGATCCCATCGCGAAATATCGTAGACAGTTGGAAGAAATAGCACGCCTGCGCACCGCGCGGCCCGAACTGGCGCCGATCCTCGTCACCGCCGAATTCAGGATTCAGGAGCAGATCAAGGAGGAGATGAAGAAGTTGGGCGGGAATGTGAAGGAGACCACCGACCAGATGACGGAATTTTTCAAGCAGGCGGCGCGCAACATGCAGGACGCGATGGCGAACGGCTTCTTCGATGTGATGCAGGGAAAATTCGACGGCTTTGACTCCCGCGTCAAAGCGACTTTCGATCGGATGGTGGCCAACGCGCTCGCCGCGCAAGCCAATCTCGCGCTCTTCGGCAAGGATTTCGAGAAGACCGGCCAACTCGGCGGCTTCCTGGGCAGCCTCGCGGATGGGTTCAAGGGTAGCAGTCCCCCGGGGCTGCAAGGGCCTACGCCCTCGGGCGGTAATCTCGATTCGGCGGGCTGGCTCGACAAACTATTTTTGTTCGGCAAGGGTCTGTTCGGATTTGCCCATGGCGGCAGTTTCATGGTGCCGGGCGCGGGCGGCACCGATTCGCGCGTGGTCGCCTTCCGGGCGACACCGGGCGAGCGCGTGAACGTGCAGACGCCGGCGCAGCAACGCGATAGCGGGCGGATGGTCAGCATCTCGATCAACGTGCCCGTCACCTTCAACGGCCCGGTCGACCGGCGCGCCCCGCGCCAGATCGCCGCCGAGATGGTGAAGATGCTCACCGAATCCGGAGTGCGCTACGCATGAGCTACTTGACCACGCGCTTCCCGGCAGAGGTGGCTTTCGGCTTTGCCGGCGGCGCCGGCTGGCTCACCAAGATCAAGGAGATGGCTTCTGGTGCCGAACAACGCAACATCAAATGGGACCAGCC